TTCGGAAAATATTTATTACTTAAGCCGCCAATTGAGGAAATTCATTCTCAATTTCACGCCTCATTGCGAAAAATATTTCCGAATCGAGCACGTTCTCGCACCAGACAACACGACGCCGACATGACTGCACATCCATTCCGGTGACATGGCTCATCAGCTTAGCGATATCTTGCGTGCAATTGCGGTGGCAATATCGCTTAATAGCTACATCGCGGACGGGGCTTTCACGGTGAAAGGTTTTAACCATTACGCGCTCAACAAACGCAGCATCATCTGATTCTTTGGCGAGAGCGATGATGTTGCTGAATGAAGATTGCGGGATGACCAATTCGCGAGCTTTCTGATACAGAGCATCGCCCCGCAAGCCTTCTTCCTCGTATAGCCGCATGACAACGCTTTCTATCTGCTTAGCCTTATCATCGCTCCACTGGCTGCGGATCATCAGACGTCCGATAACGTTGATAGCCCCGGCGGGCGAATCGTCACCTGCATTAACTTTACCCCAGACCTGCAGCATGTAATGTACCCATGCTTTCTGGCGGGAGTTGATGGTTTTCTTCGGATGCTTCCATACGCGGCGGAAGTGCGCATCGTCGATGAAGTTAACCATGCCAAATACTGGTGTGAGTCTCTTCATGCTGCATCGCCTCCCTCTGGTTTGTTGATGCCGAGCCTGTTTTCCAACTCCCGCCGCATTTCCTTTAAGCGCCGCTCGGTCTCGTGAACGTTGTTAAGCTGCCACTCGATAGCCTCAAGCATCTCCTTATCCTTCTGGCGCTGCTGAGCTAATGCGATACTGGTTACTGTGCTCATACTGGCTCCCCTACCATTGAATCGAGTTGTCGCCTTAGCATCTTGAGCGCGCCATCAGGGAATGGCTGACGCGCCAAGCCGGTGAATATTCCCCTGACTTTCCGGTCGCTAAGCCGTGGCATTAAGGCGCTCACCGTTGCGCGGATAGCACCGTTAACCTTGCGCCCGTCTTTCTGCGCCAGCTTTGCGGCCAACTCGACGGTCACCAGGGCATCGAGATATTCCTCGCAAACCTCTCTGCTTATTTCGCTCATGCGGCCTCCTCGCGCGAATTGCGCAGGTCTTTAAGCTTCTGCTGATACTCCGCCTTAATCGCTTTGCACTCTTCGATAGTCCAGCGGTGGCGATAGTGGTTAGATTCGACAGCCTCGACTGCTGACAGCCCGATACGCCGGATAAGCTCTGCCCGGTACGGCACGAGATTGCCGCTCTTGTGCTGATTGCACACGACGCATTGCTTATGGATATTGCGTTCATCAAAGCGAAGCTGAGGTGCCGCAGCAGTTGTCCGGTAGTGACCGGCATCCCACTGAGCGGACGTGAAAGTTCCGCACGAGATGCATGGCAGGTCGCGGTCTCTTTCTCTGATGAAGGCGTTTACGGCTTGTTGGGCTTGTTTAATCCAGTAACTGCGGGGCTTTAAGGCGAGCTTTCGAATCTTGAGTCTGTCTTTCTGCTGCTGTTCTTCTCTTCGTCGTTTCTTCTCTGCTGCTTTGAGTGCTTTGTCTCGCTCCCTGTTTCGTCGCTCAAGCGCTATCTTTGCGCCACACTCGGGCCCACACCACCACTGGTTAGCGAATGCCGGGTGGAACCACTCTCTGCACTCTTCGTTTTTACAGCGCCTGCGAGGTGATTTAGCCATTATGGTTCGCTCCAGTAATTCTCGATTGCAGCACCCATTCTTTGCATCCACTCAGCAAGCTTAAGAGCCGCTTCTCGCTCAGAACTACAGCGAGGGAAGTCCTTCATTTCCATTGACGCTTCAAAGTACGGGTAGCGAAGGTCTCCTTTAATGACCAATTCTTGGTTGAGAATTGAACCTCGCCGGCCATTGAACCTTGTGCTTTTTGAGTAATGCTGCGTGAAATATCGAGTCTCTGTTGTCTGTGCATCACGGTCTTTTGTGAATGAGACCAATTCAGAAAAGTCACTCATCTTCATCCTCCGCCATAAAATGATTCGGATCACGATAGTAGATAGCCTGCGCTACGCACTCTTCGCAGCAGTGCGTCTCATCCGGCTCCAGTTGCTTGCTGCATCCTGCGCAGAGAGCTCTGGCTATGCTCTGATGCTCGTATGCTTGGGTTTGGATGGGGTTAAGCATGGTGGGCTGCCCGCGTTAAAAGGAAGACAATCATTGCGGCGCGCAGAGGATTTTTGTCTTTATAGAGGTTGTCTATACCAACATCATTGGCAGTCCATCGCTCTGCTCCGCCATTTGAGATTGATATCTTATTTTCGACAATAATCGGCCATGCGTCGGCGGGGTTGTTGCAGTAGTTCTTACGGCCTTTCAGTCTCCCCCTGTCATCGCGAAAAACCACGCTCCCATCTCCATTGATGAAGTAGGGGCTCCACCCTAACGTTTCGCCGACTCTTATTGTGATTTCTGTATCTTCTAACTGTGAATAGTCCATCTTTCGCCTCTCGCTTTAACTTGTAATAAGCCTTTTCCGCCCCGAGTATTGAGCTGAAATATCGATACCTTTGCCACGCGGTATGCAGTATCAATGCAGCCTCGCTGTGTTTGTCTCTGCCGGCTCAATGGTGATAACCAGCTCTTTGTCTTCCAGTTGCCAGATAAGCCCTTTGTCCTCGTCACCTTCTGTCGCCTGCTCGACGAAGCCCATCAGGTAATTCATCAGGATATTCATGGCGTCCACGCCATCGCCCTGCATGTCTTCCATGAGGTCGGCAAAGCGCTCTGCGTACTCGTATTCATTGGTCATGCTTCCTCCTGGCGCGCAGGCGTTCCCACATCACATCGTGAAGGTGAGAGGTATACGCGAAGGTTTTTATGTCGGACGGGGATACTTCTGGCTTTCGTTTCTTTCGGTGGGTAACGCGGTAGATGCAGTTTTCGCAGACTATGTCGGTGATACTTCGTCGCTGTCGCCTCACATATACCTCCTGTCAGTGAATCTGACGCCCTGACCGGTCGCCCAGGCCACGGTGTACTCTATGAGGCTGGACATGCGCTTTACGCTCATCTCAGCGCTGCTCTCGCGGATATTTACGTATTCACCCTCAAGACCCGGCACAACCTCAGCCTCTTGCTTTGTCGCCACCGCGTGGCCGCTAATCAACAACACTTTCCACTGCTCCGGTCGAAGCCATTTACCACACCACTGAACCTGCGCAGCAATATCTGCCAGGAGCGCGTGAAATTTCGCGTTCTGGTCAAGGTTGCGCTTGTAGTCGGTGATTCTGATAGTGACCGGTCGGTCGGTGTTGATGGGAGAGGAAAGGATGGTGTTTATTGCTGACTGCTGATGCTGCTTACTTCGAAGGAATATTGTCTGCTTCATTGGCGACTCTCATGCTCAAAAGGACGTAGCCCGGCAGATATGAACCGACATCTGCCACATGAACCACCTCACGCTCGCAAGCTTCCCCGGTGTATTCGCCATTCCATTCACAGAGAACCAGAATGTCGCCGACCTGATAGTTGCGGTCGTTCTTGCGCAGCTCTGCTAACTTCACCCCCTCAAGCACAGGGATGAAATGCTCAGGCAGAATTTTCAGATGATGAAACATCACTCCCCCTTAACCTTGATGCCGGCGGCGAGCACATGGTTTTCAACAGCTTCTAAAACAGCACCAATGCAGTCACTGCACGCGAATTTTTTAAGGGATAACTCGCTTGGCAACTCAATCTCTACCGCTGCTCGGGATGCCTGCCATGATGACCAAGCGATCATTTTCATAACTTTTGCAGCTAATTCATTGCTGTTTTCTACTTCTTCTTGTTCACGGGAAAACCATTCCAAAAACTGCTCTCTACTCTTATCCACGGCGCTTCTCCTCTTTAGCCAATACGAATGCGCTGCACAGAAGAATCAGCGCGTCAGTGAACATAAGTCCGTCCTGCTTAACGACGGCCGCGAACATGAAACACAGACCGATGAAGACCAGCATTATGATGCTCATATCAGGCTCCGATTCGTGAGGTGATGAGTTTCGCAAACGGGCTTATCGGCGCAGTCTGGTTGATTGGCTTGCGCTCAGGTGCCGGATAATACTCGTAGCACCGCGTCTTGCGGCCATCTGATAACAATGCGCGAACCGATTTCCGTGTTAGTTCACCGTTCATCTCCAGCACCCGCATGGTGTTGATGCAGTACACAGGAGATAGCCCGGTGATTTCGCTGGCCTGAATCGCCGTAACGGCTCCATGTTCTTTTACGCAGGCGATAAGCTCGGCTCTGTGGTTAACAGAGTCGACCAGACGCCAGCGCTTGGGGTTCTGACTTGTTCCGGTAAGCTCTCCGTCGCGCTTCATGCGATTAAGTACGCTGCGCACAGCCTCAATCGTATTTCCTGTCCGGTCAGCTATTTCTGTCGTGGTCATGACCTTCCCTGCCTGCATGATGGCGAGAATTTTGGCTCGTATCGTTTTCATGGGATTGCTCCGCTCAATACCTCGCGCGACTAATGGCCTCAAGGGCTATTAGAAGGCTGGAATTGAGATATTGTTTAGTGAGTGTTTCGATGTCGATGAAGCGAGGAGTGCCGATGTAGGCTGATATTACCTGGATGTCGTCGAGGGTTATTTGCATGGCGGCTCGGGGAGCGGTTGCCAGTGCGACGGGGTCCACGACGCGCCCGGGATAAGCCACCCATTTTTTGCGTCTGGATGCCCGGGGACTCGCGTACCCCACTTCATTCTCCAGTCTCCTGGGCCATCAAACTCTGTGGCAACAAGTACGCCAGTATTTTCTGGCGGCATCCGCTCGCTGCATGGAATCCATCCATCCACATTTGAGCCCGGCATGTCTGGGCCTTTACGAATCGCCTTCGCCAGCTCCAGCGGGTCATCGTAAAGCCAGTCGCTCGTCTGTGGGTGATTGGCTTCTGCCAGTCGTGCAGCCCACTCCAGGCCGTCTTTATGACCCTGTAGGTAGCTAATCGGTACAACCGCCTTACCTGCCAGTGATTCGAACTGCTGCGCGGTGGTGTCGGCTTGTGCCTGCTCGGCTTCCATCATTTGCTCATACTCAGCAATCTGTGGGTCATACGGCAGAGAGTCGTCATCAGTACCAGGCGCGGGCGGTGCGGTGCAGTCACAATCAATGAGAATCGGCTCTCCCCATGGATGCACCCCGCCGCTATCTGCTGAACCAGTGTTGCCACATTTCGGGCATACAACCGGCTCCACAACTTTATTGCTTGATGGTTGCTTGACGGGTGCTTGATTGAGCATGGCGGCGCGGGCAATGGCTTCGCGGCAACGCCGGACGCAGGCCATCGTTTCAGCCTTGGATGCGTCACCGTATTTGTCGATAGCATACTGGACGTTGTATGCGATGATGTCTTCCAGCGCCGCCAGCAGCTCGTCACGCTGCAATGACAGCTTTTCTAAACGCTCATTGGTAATAGTGCTCATGGTTAATCCTCCGCACGCATGGCGTGGCCCGGTGCGTAACATTTAAGGTTGTCATTAGTGAAACGCCAGCCGCCTTTCTTTGCTTCCCTCAGGCAATCTCTGAACGTCTCTCCGCCGTACTCATCGAAGCCTATTCGCGTCGATGCCGCTTCAGGTTGCGATCGGTACTCTTCACAGGATTGGCAATCGCAATAAAGCTCCATTGAATATCCACTGACGACCATCAAAATCCCCCTTTCTTATTCGGTTTGCGTGCGCGCTCTTCCCTGCGGAAAAGCGCCTCTTGCTGGTCGATGTCGTAAAGAATGCCGTTGCGCTGCTCAACGTAAACGGTGCCTGTGCTGCCGTGGCGGTTGAGTCGCAAAAGCAGCTCCGTTTCTGCCGGATTAACCGTGTCGTCATCCTCATTCTCACGATAGATACCGAGCCAGTAATCACAGTCCTGCTCAATCTGGCCGGTAGAGCGTGAGTCGCTCGGCTGCGGTCGCTTATTGGCGCGAGCCTCGGAACCACGGTTAAGCTGCGTCAGAAGCACGACAACGCAGTTAAGCTCTTTAGCCAGTATCTTGAGGCCTTTGGTGATGATGCCGTACGCCTGAGACTCGGTATCCGCCTTCTCGGCAGCCATGAGCGTCAGGTAGTCGACAAGTACCATTCCCACCTCGCCGCGCTCGCGCTTAATGCGGCGCGACTCGGAGACGATGTGAGCCAGAGACAGGCCCGGCGTGTCGTCAATGTAGAGGTTGTTGCTGTCGGCAATCTGCGTACCCATAGCGAGTGCCTGGGCGAACTGGTTTTCGTTGTATCCGTTCTGGTAAAACACATCCGACTTTACGCGGGAGTGTTGCGAGATGATTCTCTCAACCAGTTGCTCGGTCGGCATTTCGAGGCTGAATGCGAGGGTTGGCAGGTTTTCTACCAGTGCGCAGTGGATAGCCATTTTCTGGTAGACGGTGGTCTTGCCCATCTTCGGGCGCGCGCCGACAACGAAAAGAGATCCGCGTACGATTCGCTTGGGCTCCAGCATTTCGTCCAGCGCTTCAATCCCCGATGTCAGACCTACCGATGACGGGTTGCCTTCCAGTCGTTCACCGACCTGATAAGTCCATTTGTTGAATGCATCCCTGAACGTCATCAGGCCACGATGATTTCCGGTCTTTGCTTTGTCATCGACCTTCATCGCCAGCGCCTGCACCGCTTCCAGCTTCTGCGCGGTCGTCATTCCTGAGCGCGAGTAGAGCACCTCAAGCATCTGCGTAGCCTGCTCGATTGCCATGCGCTCTGTCGATTTATCCTTCACGACATTGGCGTAGTGCATGACGTTAGCGGCGCTTGGCGTGTTGCGGGAAATGTCTGCCAGATAAGCAAAGCCTCCTACCTGTTCAAGCTCTCCCTGCATTTCCAGAGCGTCTGAAAGCGTCAGCATATCCAGCGCTTTGCCTTTGGCGTTCAGCCCCTGCAACGCTGCGAAGATTCTGCCGTGCTGCCTGCTGTAGAACATGTCCGCATTCAGGAAGCCGAGCACCTTCTGGACGTTGTCGCTGTCCGGGGCGACCATCACTGAGCCGAGAACGGCCTGTTCAGCCTCGTAGTTGCTCGGCGGGGTTTTGTAATCAGAGGTCATCGCAGGCCCCCTCTCGCGTCTTTGCGTACACATCGACGTTCAGGAAGAACTCAATCGACTTTTTCCTCCAGGTCTTGCCGGTGCGGTGGTCTGGTCTGTTTTCCAGCATCCAGCGGCAGTTGGTGGCGATGTAGTTCAGATAGACTTCCCAGTCATTCAGGGTGAACGGATGTCCGTCCAGCTGCCGGGTAACTTTGCTGGCTTTCTGCCAGAAGGTGCGGATCAGGTTTCTTCGCTTGTCAGTCAGGATGTTTATCCCCTGAGCTTCAGGTAGAACCCGGCGATAAACATCGACCACCTGCTCGCAGCTGAGAGTCGGTTTTTTCTGTTCTGGATTTTCTGAGGAAGATGCACTCTCTCTTACGTTAGTAAGAGAGTTATTATTTATATTATTGTTTATGGACAAACGTTGGACATCTCTTGGACAAACATCGCTGAGAGCCGCATTTTTACTGGTGTTTGCGTTGGATAAGTCTTGGACATTCGTTGGACAATTTTGAGCCTGAAAATCGTCATATTTTACGATGGTGATGAGGCTGAATTTCTTCTGCATCGACGTGACGGTAATCATCCCTTTAGCCTCAAAACTGCGCAGGAGGCTTTTCACTTTGTTGTCGGGAATGAACGTTTCGCTGACCAGTGTCGGGCGACCTGTAATCATCTGCCCGCGCTCAACGGTAACCGGTCCAATATCGGTGTTTACGACGGCATCCTCGTGATTTGCCTTGAGGATGAGATGCACCCAAAGATGCACGGCCTGAGAGTCCTTGTAGAGTCGGCTATCCATAAACTGGCGGTGTATAGAGACAAACCCCATACCGGCTGCCTCCTGCTGGTTTACGCGGCGTTCTTGCTGCCGGTAGTCTGCTAATTTAACGACGCCCATTCTTCACTCCTGCCTTAGCCAGTCGATAAACACCAATGAACCGTTCAGCGAACGATCTGTTATTGGCTGCCGCTACAACCAACCCGTCAGGTGATTCAGGGTGCCGAATCTCTTCTTTTTCCTGGTACTTCCTGCGTTTTCGCATTAAAATGTCTCCTGTTGATTGTGTTGGCGTAACACAGTTGCTCAGGCCCTAAACGAGTTACCGCTCGTTTGGGGCTTTTCATTTTTGAGTATCTTCGCTACCTGCTCAGCAAGGCGGGCCATCTCGTCATCCACGACTCCCCATTCCAGCACTGCAAGTAACATCGAAAACTTCGGTATCCAGTCGCGTTTCCACCGACTGATTTGCGCTTTATCGACACCGACAGCTGCTGCTGTTTTCTCTGTGCCAATCATTGCGATCTTGTTAAGCAAGGCGCTCTCAATGCGTAACGCCTCGTTGCGTTTATTTGCGTGTTCCATTCGGTATTCTTCCTTTGTTGTTTAGATAGATACGTGCGCAGACCGTGGGGTCTGCCACTTAAATGAGTTACCGCGTTGTCGGCGGTTCAGATTTGTTAAAGAGCGGGTACTGCTTAGGCGGCGTTCAATTCAGGAGGAAATACATCGTCCAGTTGAACTTTCGCCCCAAAACTATTGAGTGCTTCAACGAGCGAACGGCACATTTTTAAATCCGGATGTCGCCGCCCTGATTCGTAATGTCCAATCGCTCCCTGAGTGCACCCAACCTTTTCAGCCAGTGCGGCTTGGGAGACCTTCATGGTTTCCCGGATTTTCCGAAGATTGCTCATCGGTTATCTCCTCAGGATGGTACATGCATCAATAATACATTCCGTACTGATGGAACG